CAAGACTTAGCACCAATACAATGGAAGATGGTCAAGGACGTTCTCGTCCCTAATTCAGAGCATGTATACTATGCTGGGGATGATGACCAGGCGATATACTCTTGGATGGGTGTAGATGTAAAACATTTTTTACAGGCAAGTCACCAAAAGATCTTATTAGAAAAGTCACACAGAGTTCCAAATCACATTCACGCATGGGCAGAAAATATTACAGATCAAATATCAATAAGAGAAAAAAAAGAATGGGTTCCAACTGAAGAGAAGGGCATGGTTACATGGCATAACGATATCCTTGATGTTGATATGCGAGAGGGCGAATGGTTGATACTCACAAGAACAAACTATATAGCTAATAAAGTATGTCACAAACTTAGAGAAGAAGGTTATATCTTTTGGAGAGAGGGCGAGGGTTGGTCTGTTTCTCTTAATATATTGTTAGCGATAGAGGTATGGATATCTTTACAAAAAGGTAGAGCAGTTGAACCAAATTTGTTAAAAGTTTTTGCTAAATTTATAGATCCATCTTTGATAACAAGGGCTGGTAGAAAAGCTATGGGTAATCTTGTTGATGATTTAGAATATAATTTAGATCATTTGAAAAATTTATGTGGATTCAAAGCACATAATTTCATGGGTTGGCAAAAGGTTCTGAAACTATCAGAACAAGTTGTTGCATACATAGTTTCCACCAGAAGGCGAGGAGAGAAAATTTTGTCGGAAGATCCTAGAATCCGTGTATCAACAATACATAGAGCAAAAGGTGGAGAAGCAGATAATGTAGCAATACTTATGGATTCAACAAAAGCATGTGTCGAGAGTGAAGACCAAGATGCCGAGAGAAGAGTATGGTATGTTGGTATGACAAGAGCAAAGAAAGAATTACATATAATATTAAAATCAGGAAGGTATGGGTTTGATTTATGAAAAGAGACAAAGCATTAAAAAAAGCAGAAGGTTTAGTTAGCACCGAAAGGGCAGAAGTGTACGGAGATGCTAGACTTAATCATCAAAGGATTGCTACAATGTGGAGTGTATTGTTTGGAGTAAAAGTTACAGTGCCTATGGTATATTTAGCTATGGTCGCTGTTAAAATGTCTAGACTTATGAACACACCAGACCATGAAGATTCATGGGTGGATATTTGTGGATACGGTGCGTTAGGAGCAGAGGAAAAAAATGACAAGTGATCAATACCATCTACTTGAACAAGATATAAAAGATGTAGCATGGGGTAATGTGGATTCTGATTGGACTCCACCAGAAACAATACCAGATCTATCGCAGTATGATACGATAGCCATAGACTTGGAGACAAGAGATGAGAATCTTTTAAAGTTAGGACCTGGTTGGTGTAGGAAAGATGGACACATTATAGGTGTAGCAGTTGCAGCTGGAGATAGCTCTTGGTATTTTCCAGTGGCACATACAGTTGGTAACATGCCGAAAAGAGTTATATATCAATGGCTTACAGACTTATGTAAAGATACAACTAAAACTTTCGTGTTCCACAATGCGTTGTACGATCTTGGTTGGCTTCGAGCAGAGGGGATAGAAGTCAAGGGCAAGATCAGAGATACGATGGTGGCAGCACCTCTACTCAATGAGAATAGAAGATACTATAATCTTAACTCTCTTGCTGGAGATTACTTAAGCACATACAAAGATGAGAAGATGCTCAAGAGCGCTGCCGAAGAGTTTGGTGTGGATCCGAAGTCTGGTATGTGGAGACTACCACCTCGTTATGTTGGTGCATATGCAGAGCATGATGCTTCAATAACTTTGAGATTATGGAATGAGTTACGACAACAGATAACAAAGGAAGAGTGTAGTAACATATTTGATTTAGAAACTAGACTTACGCCTTTACTTCTTGACATGAAAACAGAAGGTGTCCGTGTTGATCTTGTAAGGGCAGAACAAGTTAAAAAAGAATTGATAACTTTGGAGAAGAAACTACTTGATGAGATAGCCACGGAAACAAAGGTTGCGTTGGAACCGTGGGTCGCCACATCTGTAGCAAAGGTCTTTGATGCGGTAGGACTTTCGTACTCTCGCACAGAAAAGTCCAGGGCCCCCGCCTTTACAAAACAGTTTCTTGCGAATCATAGCCACCCGATTGCGAAAAAAATTATAAAGATAAGGGAGGTCAATAAAGCCAATACGACTTTTATCGATACAATTCTTGAACACTCTCATAATGGTCGTATACATTGTGACTTTCATCCTTTGCGTTCTGATGGTGGAGGCACTGTTACTGGTAGATTTAGCTCAAGCAATCCTAATTTGCAACAAATACCTGCAAGAGATCCGTATATTAAAAAAATAATTAGAGGTCTGTTTATTCCAGAGGCAGATTGTAAGTGGGGATCATTTGATTATGCTTCACAAGAACCGAGGTGGCTTGTGCATTATTGTGCCACACTGACAGGCATAGACAGACACCCACAGATAGATGATGTTGTAGCTTTGTATAAAAAAGGAGAGGCTGATTTTCATCAGATCGTAGCAGATATTGCTGGTATACCGAGAAAACAAGCCAAGACAGTTAATCTTGGTTTGATGTATGGCATGGGTAAAGGCAAGTTGGCAAACATACTTGATCTGTCAATGGAAGAAGCTACAAGTTTATTAGATAAATATAATGACAAAGTTCCTTTTTTAAAATCAGTTTCTGATAAAGCCATGAGAAGAGCTGCCGATAGTGGCGTGATCAGAACTTGGTTAGGTCGTAAATGTAGATTCAATATGTATGAACCTATCTCGTATACATATAATAAAGCGTTACCCATGAAAGAAGCTATTGATGAATATGGTGGCAAGGGTAGAATCAGAAGAGCTTTTACATACAAGGCGCTGAATAGATTGATTCAAGGCTCAAGTGCTGATCAAACTAAGAAGGCAATGGTCGATTGTTACGAAGCTGGACTATCTCCAATGTTAACTGTGCATGATGAGTTGTGTTTTAACATAGAAAACGACAAGCAGGTGGAGCAAATTAAAGACATCATGTGTAATTGCATACCAGAACTTAAGATACCTTTCGAAGTTGACGCTGAGATAAAAGAAAATTGGGGTCAAATTAGCTAAATGGCTTGAAATGGCTATTATACAAGCGTACACTAGAAGAGCATAACGTAGCGTAAGATCACACACAGTGGTGTCGCTTCGCCACTGTGTGGCGATCTGAGAGCTTAATTTTTTCTTACAGGTTTGCAATATGCTATGATTTTGCCAGGTTTTCCGTCTTCGTTAGGAACATTTGGTTGGGCCGTTAATTTTTCGGCAAAATACAAACATCTGTCTACACTTTTAAATCTTTGTGTTCTATCTATGACTTTTTCGTCTATCATAAAGATCAACAAAAACTCAATCATTCATCCTTTGCTTTCCAAAAATATTCATCTGTATCTCCGAGTCTAAACTTTTGTCCATTCTCTACTTGATATATTTCTGTACTAACTTTGAAATCTGGCTGCAAAGGTTGATCTGGCGTGAGTGAGTTGTCGTACACTCTCATTCTGTTGTTTGGATACAAACAGAACTGTCCGTTTTCTAGTTCTAATAAGTTAAATGATTTGTGTTCTGCTGGTTTTTCACTTGTTGAATAGTCAATGTTGTCTATGCTCTCGTGATAATTATCGAGAGTGCAGACATAAGAGCCTTTGAGAATACCGTGATCTCTTGTGTAGACTTCGAAATCCATCGAGCCTATAAATTGTTTACTGACTGCCACCACGCCATAGTCCATGCAATTCCAAAACTGGAGATTATAAAGATCCATATCTGGAGTCGGGGTTTGTGGTTCAACAGTAAAAGCACTAATAGGTAGTTTATCATAAAGAGCACCATAGTCTGGAAGGTAAGTTTCAAAATAGAAAGCTCGGCCTGGAATAGATTTCGCAGTAACCCAAATGCCTTTGACAAACTCACCATGTCCGTCTTCGCCATCTCTTAAATATTCTTTTCGTACCCATACATCTATCGAGGGTAGATTCACAACTAACGTAGCCATCTGTTAGAAAATCAAACCCTTCCTATATCCATTTGACCTATCGTAAGTTAACACATCTAATCTGTTTTCTGGTTGCCCTACAAAAGATACATGCACCCAACCAGAGCTGGGACCTTTTGCTTGATCGTAACACTCTAAAATAAGTTGATCGAAAGAAAGATTATCTTTGATAAACACGGCAAGGTCTGCATTGCTTATGCCTGCTATTTCTATGTCCGCCGCTTCTCCTTTTGCATGTTGACTGGTTGCTTTTGAGCCAATCGCTTCACACAAATCAACACTGCGATAACCAGAGTTTATCGTCATGGGTTTACCAAAGTGTTCGCGGATAGGTTCTAATACATTTAAACAAAGCGTTTCCATACACTTAATATGTATTGGCTCTGGTGTATTATCGATACCTTTTCGTTCTGCTGTTTGTGATTTTGTAAATTCACTTAAAGTGAAATGTGGTGATAGTCTCATCCAGTTCTCCTAGCTATGTCTAAATTTTTAAGAATACTATCTGGGTCTCCACCAAGAAAAGAAGGATTTGTTCTTGTTCCAGCACCAGGTTGTATGTTTGCAGTCTGTGTTATGTTTTCAAAAGAAGGTTGTGTCTCTTGTGTCTCTGCTACATTTGTGGGTGCAACATTAGGGAGATCTGTTGGTAACTGATTACCTATGCTAAACAAACTAGAGACTGGATCTGGAGTCTCTGGCTTCTCTTCTTTTCTTAAAGATATACCTCTTCTCATAGCTCTCATTATATTTATCTCGCCTCTTGGGACAAAAATATTTTTCTTCTTTCGAGCTTCAAGTATTTTTTCTTGGCTTGGCTTGAATGGTACATATCTATCTGTAAGAATAGAGTTTATCTCTTCGTTACCAAGTTGAGCGTCTTTCATAACTTTTCTAATTTCTGGCAAAGATAATCCTAAATTTTGTAAGTCATCTACTGCTAAAGCATACTCTCTAAAAACTTTGAGTCTAGCGTCATCTGCTCTACTAAAGGCTTCTATAACTTGTTCTGGTGAAGCATCTTCAAGTCTTAACACTTCGTTAAATAATGTAGCAGTACCAGATCTTTTTTGTTTAAACTCTTGCGATCTGAACTCTGCAAGTCTTTTAAGATCTAATGTTTGAGTATTCAAACCAGTGAATGCTCTAAATAATTCTGATCCTTGTTTGTAAGTTTTACCAGTGCTTGGCTCCACCTCTCCTTCTTGAGAGAACACACCTCTTAAAAATCTAGATTTTTCTATTCCTTTAACTGGTTGAAAGTTACCTCCAGCAATACCAAGATCTGCACCGACTGGCACTCTTATAGGAACACCACCTGGAATAATTGTATTTATTAGATGAAGTAAAGATTTTTCTACTGCCACGCCTGTAGCATCTTGAGGTCTGTATACTTTTGCACCAGATCTTGTTCTGCCTCCACGACCACCCATTGGTGTGGGTAACACATCTTGTAATGCAGAAAACACCATAGAATAATCCATGAAAGGAGTGACGTACTCACTTAATCCATCAAACATAACTTTTCTGACTGTTCCTTTAAAGTCAGTGCTCTGTGCATCTGCCTCTTTGTAAGAATTTAAAACAGTTCTAAATCCTCTTGATAGCAAATCGTATGGATTTGTGTGACTAAAATCAATATATTCAAAGTTACCTTGATCGTCTTTACCCACTGGTATTAGTTGTGAGTTTCTTTGCCAAGATGCTGCAAGTCTATTTGCAGATTCTATCTCTTCGTCACTTGTATCTGTCAAAGTTTGTGCCATTTTCTGTAGACCAGATCCCACTAATCCAAAGGCTGTCACACCACCCATAAGTCTTTTCATACCTATTTCTCTGATGGCTTGTATTGGACTTTCTAACTCTTTGG